AAACTAAATTCCCTGAGATAGAGCTGGATACTATCACCTTTCCATATTTTAGCTTTGGTAATAGTTTGGGTGGAACCAACCGCTACTTCGGTATAATCATCTATGGTTGGACTGCCATTATCCATGATTTTATGGTATGCACCTGAATAATAAACCTCAACATTGACATTATATGCTTGTTTGTCCTCTGTCTGATTACCTCTTATCCTAACCTTATCACAACTAATTGGAGACCCTAGGATGAGTTCCAAATAATTAGCCTCATCGGGGTCCCAGTTTCTACCCCAATCCGCTGTATTACCATTATAAGCCAAAGTAGGGTCAACCCACTTATCATTGGGATCATTGTGGCTTGTTGATAAAACCCATCCCATTAGCTTATCTCCACATAGGTTGCATCTGGATTAAAGTAGAAGGTATTGGCATCATCATGTGTATGCCCAATAATCCTTACTATAAATCCCGTAGTCCCTGTTGGTGCGGTTTCTGTTATGGCTCCAGCGGTTGCAGCACTAATAAAGATTGGTGCACCAAAACCACTAAGGCTAAAACTAGCATCGGTGATAAAACCAAGGAGCAAAACAAGGATAGCACTAGCAGCAGCTATTGTATCATTGGTTACCATCATACCTAATAACCGTTTGGCTCCATGTGTATCCTCATCATCGGCTTGGCATTTCCACCATCTATGGTTGGTATCATCCAAATAGATAAGTTCACCAAAGGTAAGCTCCTCACCAGCAATCCCATCACAGGTTATACCACTATAAGTGTGGTCTACGGCTAGGGTTTCCTCTAATTTAACTGATTTACCATCAGCTAGGACTATACCAGCAGCATTAACCGCTGCCACAGCCTCAGCATTGGTATATTTGGTAGTGGATGTTACTTGTTGCCGTACATTCCTTAGCATCTCTAACCTCCCTGCCCCATATAGATTACTTCCAGTGTTGCTGTACCACCATCATTGATACAACGGAAATGTGTCAATGCTCCTGAACCCCAAATCTCAAAGGTAGTATTTTCAAGCATCTTTATACCTTTGGTAGATGTAGGAACAGTACCATCAATACACAATCTGATGTCACCACCAACTGGCTGGGCAATGGCATAGATTACATTAACACTGGTAGGTGGTATCTGTGCTGCGGTGAATCCTACTGAACTGACAAGGCTGGGAATGGTCTCCCGACCTTTAACTACATATATCATAGTCCTAATATCCTCCTCTATGAATTTTTCTTTAGCCGTTCCAGGCTTTTATCAACATATACTAATGCTCCACTCATCCTCAACACCTGAGCTTGTAGTTCAACAATATTATTGGAAGCAAGCTGGAGTTGTTTCTCTAGCTCCAGCTTATCTTCCTCTAATTGCTTGATACTCAGATGCCTCATTATGTTCCTGCATCATAAAGACGGATATAGCGGGCTACTGAGCCTACCATTAGCTTTATCCAGCCTTTCTTCGTACCACTTGTTCCAGTAGTAGCATCTTCGGCTATTTGGGAATCATCTGGTAATAGCATCAGGCCAGCCCAAGCTACATTACCACCACCAGCATCTACCTTCAGGACATAAGGTCCTTTGGTTACAGTCCCATGAAGTGCCTGCATGGCATGGAGAACATAAGCCTCAGCCACGGTTCTGGTAGAACCACTATCACTTTCCAATTTGCCTTCATAGCACCTCATTGCACTGGATAAATTACCACCAGCGGCTTTCTTTAGGACAGGGTTGGACATAATACCAACCAGTTTAGAGCCTGCTATGCCCTCAGCAAATCTTGGGCTTACCTCAAGACCAGTTATACCACCAGTACCAGTAACACTCATATTAGGTTTAATCTGCACAGCACACTGGTCACCACTGGTTTTGGTATAGTCCCTACTATTGATACGGACATTCTTCTCATCATCATCGGTATCAATATGGGTATGGCTATCTGCTGGAGATTTGGTGGAATCATCCAGTCCTGAATCAACTGCGAATTTTCCTTCATAACTCATTTATCTTGCCTCCTTTTCCTCATTTTGGTTATGCCACAATGGCCTTGTCCTCAAGGTCGTAGATTCTGCCTAAGCAGAGCTTACTACCTAGCAATGGTGCTACATAGGAGACTAACCTTATGCCCTTAGCATCATAGTTCTCCAGTTTGTCGAAAGGCTCAACCCTGTAAAGTTTGCTTCCCATCTCAGGGTCACCAAATCCAAGACAAAGGCCAGGATTACCTGCAAACACATCACCAAACTTTATCAGGAATATTGAGTATGTTTCATCACCACTTGCCCATTTGGTTCTAGGACCATTGCTTGCCTTCTGTTCCTTTACCATAAAGTCAGTCCTTATGATAGGAATTCCGTCAAAGAACATTATCCTTTTGCCCATGTCATTAAGTCCATAGCTTATCTGAGCAAAGGAACCAGCAGTTGCACTTGCTAAGGATGTAAAGCCTCTCTCTTGGTAGGCCGCATCCATCCTTCGGGCGATAACTCCTGGCATATAGATAACATCCACACCATGCTTCATGGCATCAATCTGGGTTCTAAGGTTAGCAAGGCTTAGAGTTCCATCAGTTTGGCTAATGTCCAGGTCAGTCCCAGTCTGGACATAGGCTAAGGCATGGAGTCCATCAAACTCCTTAGAACTATTATCAATGTCATCATAGATGATATCGTTACCTAATGCTATGGAAACACCTTTCTTGATTTCTAACAATGCCTGAGCCTCATAGTTATTGATGGTTCCATAGACATCCACAATGAAATTGTCCAGAAGTCTTTGGAGACCTTTCCTTTTCAGAGTGGTCTCCTGAGGGTCATATTCAATGCTGGAAGTCCATGTAAACTTATCACCAATATCCAGGTTCTGAACATCATCTTCCAAGGTTACCTTTTCTCGATTCCACTTTATGGATTTTCCTTGAGCCAGAGCCACAGGTACTCTCTCTAGCAAATTCTCCCGTTTGATAACTTCCTCAATAACACCAGGAAGCAACTGGGATTCAGTCAACCTCTCAGCTTCATCCATAGTTTTCCAATGTCCAACAACAGCTCCCATAATCTATTCCTCCTTATTTTGATTTACTTCGGGCTTCTGCTATTTCCGTTTTGGCATATTCCAATGCAGTTACAGGAGTAGCAGTACCGCCTCCACCTCCACCAACATCCAATGTAGCTGGTTTAGGTTTATTACCAACCAGCTTTAGGGCTTCCTCCAAACTATTCAGTTGGTCCTTTGTTTTACCTGCAAGAGTGCTAATATCTACGCCATAGGTGGCAACAACATTAGCCTTATGTAGGTCAAGCAGCTTTACTTCTGAGCCACTTACCGATTCCTCGGCAGTTTTTAGTTTGGCTTGAAGGTCATCTACCTGTGCTTTGGTAGCTATGCCTTCTTTGAGTTGTGCCTCAATCTGCTCTTTGGCAGACTGCATAACAAGAAGGTTATTGTGAGTTTCTTCCTTAACCCTGTTAGCCTCAGCTACCTGGGTAAGCAACTCAGCTTCCTTCTTCTCTGCACCCACCTTCACCGCTAATAGGTCTCTTTCTGGAACCATCTTTGGTTCATTACTCTGCGATGTTGGTGTCTGATTGGTTTCATCGGACATGATTAAACCTCCTCTTAGTTTATCCCTATTCTAACATACTAATAATCTTATGTCAAGTCAATTATGTCAAGCTAAATTATGTTAAGTCGTTATGTCAACCGAGTGTATATTTAATTGCATTGCTATGAGAACCTCTTAGCTTCCTGCACCAGCTGGTTATATATCATCTCAGCTTCTGGAGTTAGAAAGGTGGTAGTCCTACCCCAAAACATAAGTTGGGCATCTACCATTGGAACAGACATCCTTAGTTTCTTCCTGGCATTGGTAAGAGCAGATGTATACTGGGAGATTAGCTTTAGACCATTGGGTCTGGTCATGTCCTGAATCTCCACAGCTCTGGATGGGTTAATATCCCTAATCATATAATACTCATCTATTAGGGACTGTTCCTCTGGAGTAAACTGTTCCTTGATAACATTGGTTACATTCCAATATGGAGCTAGGTATTGCTTGGTAACATTTCGGTGCATAAGCCAACCTGGAGTATTATTCCTAGACATATAGGATTGCCACTCACCCTTTAGGCTGGTGGGAAGTATTCTCTCAATAGCATCCATAGTGGCAAAGTAGGTTCCCCAATCCATGTATCTTGCACCAGTCTCAGGGTCTGTCTTTTCTTGTGGAGATATATCATACCACATAGCCAACATTTCATCTAGGGTGGACATGGATAGATTCACTCCTCTTTCAGCATAGAAAGCTGAACGCTCATCTAAGGTTACAGGAACAATCTTGAATTTAGTCTTACTTTGAGGATTGGCTTCCCACTCCCCTGTGGTGTGGTCAAACTTATCACCTCTGAGTTGATGGATATAGTTAGCATTATCTTCCATTATAGACCTAACTTTGGTAACATAATCCTCAGCGGAAATGCTCCTCTCAACAAAGGCTTGTCTCTCCAATTCTCTTATAGCACTTTCAGAATCATCACCATGCTGTCTTACCATACCCCAAAACTCTGATAGGATTAGGTTAACCTCAATCTCATTACTAGGTCGTAATGGTGCAGTTGCTCTTGGAGCAATCCACCTCTTGTATTCTAATGCTTCCTCTATCTGTGCCATATCTAGTTGGGATAATCCAGGACAGACATCACCTATGGACATACCATGTTTTCTCAGGTCATCCTGCATCTCAACAGATACACCAGTCTTTTCCTCAAGGAATTTACTCCACAAATCATAGGCTGCTATTCTGTCCTCATGCCTTAGACGGTATATGCCACCATGTTCCATCAATGGAGCATATGAAGCTACTTTACCTCTAGCAGCAGCCCATAGTTCCTGTTCTTCTGTGGTGAGGTCCTCACTACGTTGCATCTTCTCCCAGATATACACACCGTTTACACCTCTCTGGATTTGGTCAACACTAGCCATATGGGAAGCTTGGGTTATTTGGAGGTACTGTCTAAAGTAATCAGGGAATAGGATGTCCTGTAATGCTTTGGCTGATTCAGAATCTGGATTGGACATAACATATATATCTAATGGTGTCCTAGCCACAACAGGGAGTAACTGACCAAACTGTGGTTGTCTGCCACCATACATGGATACTGGAATACTCCAGAATATGTTGGGGAAGAATCCTAATCTTTGGGAATAGTCCATAGTCTCAAATAGCTCAGGAAACATCCTATCATAGTATTCTGGATAGTCTCTGCGGACAAGGGTACTCATGCCACCTTTATACACCGTGCCTCTGAGGACATTGACATCTAGGGAGGTTCCTGGCATATGTATATAACCAAAATCACTGTTATCCATATACTTAGCCCAAGTGTTCATAACACCTGGATGGGTTACAAAGTTCCTTGCAAGCCAGAACCATCGCTGGGATTCATATACCCAGTATGGGAATACGTGCCTTGCAGCATCATCCAATGCGTTCATGTTGGAGTAGTCGGTAAAGTCTTGGTGGTATGAAATCATAGTCTTGTCCATAGCATCTTGCTTTATCTTCCACCACTCTTCGGAACCTTCACCAGGTAATCTGACAGGAGGTTTAGCTGGTGGCTTAACTGGAAGAGCAAACTTACCAGTTCTAACAATAACATCCCTAACCTCTTGGAGCCTCAGAGCTAGAAGTCTAGCTATATCGGCTTTATCTGACAATGCTGCTAATTTCCTGATTGCCTTGGTATCTATTCCAGCACTACCTAGCATTTCCGTAAGGAAGTCCAATTTGGCATCTGTAATTATTTCTCCTCTGGATAATGTTTGTAAGTGGACCAATGCCTCATTTATGGCATCAACATCCCCTCTAGTTAATGGTGCAGCAAGTTTGGCAGGAGGTTTAGTTGGTACAGCTGGTTTGTATATATCTAGCTTCCTCAGGTTATTAGCATATGTGGTAGCATACTCCTGCATTGCCTTCATAGCATCAGGACTGGTACCACCAGCTAATTTGATGGATTCTAAGTCCATAGCAAAGTTATCCATTTCAGCATAAGGTCTGGTTAGCATATTGTGGAATTCTGGACTAGACCTCAAGCCATATATTACCTGGTCATAGACTTGGCCTATGGCATCATCGGTAAATCCTAATGCTCCTCTGGTGGTATTAGCTCTAAGAGCCATAGCATCAGCACGGGATATGGTAAGTTCCATAAAATACGGTTTCTGCATAAGTGCTTCAGAGTTCATTAAACCAAAAGCTAGTTGGTCACCTGTGCCATAATGCAATGCGGCCACATCGGCTGGAGTTAGTCCTCTAACTGAGGCATTTATGGTTGGTTTAGGAATGTTCCTTGGTGTTATTATGCTATCTGTTCCCTCAGCTATCATCCTTTGTTGGGCAAATAGTTTAGGGTCAATGGTATTAAAGTATTCCATCCAGATAGCATTTCTTTCAGCCACAAACTTCTCGGTTCCAGGACCAACACCCTCAGCTATCAGCTCCTGGCTCCTAGTCATAGCCAAGCGTCTGGTATCCTGTATAGCCTTTATTCTACCCATATATGTGGTAAGGCTCTTGTTAACCTCATCAATTTGGGCTGGTGTCAACACACCCTTCATGTTCTTCTTTATGTGGCTTAACAACCTATTAGCCTGTATCTCACCCTCATCAAGGAATGGAGCAATGCTTTTATACCCAGCATTGTTCATTTCTATCCTTGCTGCTTTGGATGGTAGTCTTGATGCTTTGGCTTGGAGACCCACAAATAGCTTTTGGATGGTTTCTGGTGTCATACTGGAAACTGCTTCAAGACCATGAACATAACCAATAAGCTCATCCATAGTATCAATCTTTTTGGCACCTTTCAGCAAATCATCGGTAAGGTTCTTGAGGAATACCCTACTACCCTCTGGAGAATCAATTAACTTAGTAGCCATCATGTCCTTAGCCTCACCAGCTATCAAAGGAATGTTATCCCAATTATCAGTCTCAATACGGCTAAGGATGAAATCTCTGGTATTACTAAGCTCAGGGTATTTTAGACTAGCTTCATAACCTTCGGCTAGGGAGGTATTCCTTGTGGAAAACTCTTTAGGTGTGTTTTCTGTTTTTGTGGGACCAAGCAAGGAATTATCATCACATCGTTGGAGAAATGCTTTCTGTGATTTCCTAGGCTGACCTATAACGGTTGGTGGTTTTGGAGGCTTTGCTCCTCTGATACCTACCATTGCATCAGGAGCCATATCATCAAGGTTATCAAAGAATTTCTTAGCAACATACCCAGACCTTTGCATACCACCAGACCATTGTGAAGCTCGGATTGGAAAGTACATTGCTTCATGGACTGCTCTGCCTTTGCCACCTGGTAGCCAACCAAGGAGTAATAGTTTCTCTAATGCTGGTTTACCAACTTCCTCCCCAACTTCCTTTAACAAGGCAGCCTCGGATAGTTCACCAACACCAGTAGCAGCCCCAGGTTTTAACAACCTCTTCTTTAATATGTTTGTGTAGGACATCTTGGCTAATCCTGCACCTTTGATAACATCCTTATCAAACATCAACCCTATTGCAAGGTTCTCAAGTCTAGCAGGTGCGTTCTTACCATAGATTCCTCCACCCCTACCAAATACTGTCCTGAATACTTCTTCAAACCAGTTCCAAGGAGCATAGGAACCAGTTATAAGGTATGCTCTGGCAAATGGCATAACTACCTTCTTGTCTATGAAACCTCTCCATATTTGGGTCTCAAGTGGGTCAAGGACATCGTGCATTATGCCAGCAACATAACCTTGGTGCATCCTCTTGAGGAATATCTTTTCAGTGGCTTCTGCCCAAATCACCTTCTCAGCCTTGGTAGAAGCAACTTTGATGGATTCACTTATTGGTAACCGTGCTGTCTTTAGGGCATCATCAATGGTATTCTTATATATATCCCTAATTAGTTTCTTTACAATCTTCATGTTTGCAGGTGAGTCAGCTACCTCAAGGGTCCCTTGAAGGATTCTCTTAGCAGCATCATCAAGGTTATTAACCCAAAACTTACTACCTTTAATCTTTGTGTGTTCAAGTATGCTTTCTAGTGTCTCTACCATACCAGGAGTAATGTCATCAATACCTAGCTTTGAGCCAACCTTAGTTCCCCATTCTAATAGTCCATCATGGGTCATTGGAGTTCTTTTGGTAAAAGCCCAACCAAGTTTGGTAAGGTCACTGACTTCATTTGGGTGTGTAATGGCACGGTTTATACCTTGCTCATTCAGTTTAACAAAGTCATCTGGAGTTATCTGCTTAAATGTTTTCCCTAAACCAGAAGCAGACTTACCTTGGACTGCTACTATGGTATCACTAACCTCTGCACCAGCTAAACCAGCCCTTTGTCCTGTGGTTTTGGGGAGTTTCATTAGCTTGGATTTAAGCAATGTAAATGGTGCTTCGGAGACTGTTATAAACCCACGCTCAAAGGAACCTAAGCCACCCATTATCCTGCCTATAACAGGAATACCTTTGGTTGCCTTAGCAGCCTTTATCAAGAAACCAAACCCAAGATATGACACAGGGTCAGTAATTACTTCAATACCCATCTTTGCCCAATTATTGAGTTCCCAATCTTGCCATGCTTTACCGTGAGCAGTCCAATAGTCCATACCAGCTTCCCTGTTTGCCTCATATAAGGTATCCAGTTCATCAAGTAATGATTCTTCCTCTGGTGTTGGTGTGGCTCCAGGAAGTGTAATAGGGAATCTGGATATATTTCCCAAACGGTGTGAGAATCTGGTAATGATAGCTGACCTTGGATAGTCCCAATGTGTCCAGTATGGTTGCATGGTATCTAATACGGCTAATACTGGTTGGGAAGCTATAAATTTAATCCTTTCACCAACAGTCATTTCAGGCATTTCTGGAGTCTCTAACCCAGCCTTATACCGTGCTGTCTGTTCCCTACCAGCCTCATATTCCTCAACCATCTGTATCCAAGGACTAACAGAGCTATCTATGTCAGCTAATTCCTCATCACTAAGACCTCTTTCCTCCTTGAGGTGGTCTAACAATCCCCCTTCTGTTAACCCAGCAGGAAGCTTTACTGGAGGAACCTCTTTCTTGAGCCACTTGGTCATTTCTTCCACAGTTGTTATATGGATACCTTTGAATCTTGGCCTTGTTTCCAATGGTTCTGTAAGGAATCCCTCAGCTATCATCATTTCCTTAGCATCTGGGGTGGGCTTTGTTGGTTCAGCCACAGCAAGTATTGTATCCACATATTCCTTTGCTCTGGACAAATCTGTAACTGATGTTCCTGCTTCTGGAGGATGCTTCTCAATGTAATCCTCAAAGCTGGTAATGCCAGCCTTATTGAAGTCGTCAGCACCACCAGAGTAAAGTACAGAAAACCATGCAGCACGGTTGTAGTCAGTTAGGGCAGCAGACTCCTCTTGTAGCTTCTCCTCAATGGGTTTCTCAGCCCAAAGCTCTGGAGTAAATGCGGTAGGTGGAGCCACACCTCTAGCTGCACTAACCATCTTGGTAGCAACAGCAGCACCAGAAGTTCTTACACCATGTTGGAGAACCTTTTGCCACCAAGGTACTGGCTCCTCAGCTTTCTTTCTTGTGGTTGATACCTCTGATTCGATAAATGTCAACCTATCAATGCTTCCTTGAAGCTGTTCATTCCATTTCTTTAGTTCATTAGCAAAACCATTAGGCATTGGTCACCTCCAAATATCTAAGTACCTGTCTTTTGCTTTTGTGCATTGTCCTTGCTATTTCAGCAGTACCAAGTCCAGAGTTTGACAACTTCATAGCCTTATCCACCCTACCTTGGGACATATACTGTTTATGGTCTATTCCTAATAGGCATTTAGGTTCAGGACAATTCAGACACAGGGATATAGCCTCTTCGGATAGGGCATCGGTTATCCCACAACTTTGCATTACCTCACAAACATCTCTCATTACATTCCTTCAAGTGTTGGTGATGGAGCTTCTCCTTCTTCTCTTGGTGCTGCTCCTCTAACTTCTTTAGTTCTTGGAAGAGCTGGTGAACTTGGCTGTTCAGCTCCTAATTGAGCTTCCAACGCATCAGCAGCCTTGGTGTATAAGGCAGAGGTAGTAGTATCACCAGCCTCTTTAGCATCCCTAGCCATACCTCGGTAAACATCTATCATGGCTAAGGCTTGAGCTATTGGATTCATCATAGCCTCATCAGTGTTAACCCTACCTTGTACCCTCAATGGGTCTTTAATCTCAGGGAATAGTAAATCAGTTGTGGTGGCAAAGTCAAGTTTGAAGGTTGGGTCTAACATCCTAGCTATTGTAGCTCTCTGGACAAGACTACCAGGAATATTGATGTTGTATTCCACAACAAACTCAGCATCAGGTGGGATATTCTTTGGCATCTTGAATTTATATGGTGTTAGGTGACGTTCTTGCATTTCATGGAACCAGTAGTTATTTATATCACCTATCAATCCAGTCATTGCCTCAGCATAGGGAGCAAGGACATTCATAGCAGCAGAAGCAATTTGGGACATCATATAACCTGATGTGGTTTGCTGTACGTTACCAAATATAGCCCAAGGGAATAAACCCCTCTGGATTCTATTGGCATAATCAAATAATATGGTTCTTATCTCTACTGGTATTGGAACAGTAGGCAAAGGATTAACATTGTCCTCTGGACTACCACGGAATATTGCACCACGCTTAAAGATAGTTTCTGGTGTCAATATACCCTTATCCCCACGGGATTGTTCAAACCATCTTGGATTGGCTGAGTCTCTTACCAACTGCTGGACATATGATAACATTTTGTTCTGGTTCTCATATTCCACAGCATCCACAGCAATTATAGACTCACCGTAGCTTTTCTGCCAGTCCTTGCCAGATTTGATTATGCCCATATCTGGAAGTCCAGCAACAGGGGATACAAATATTGGTATATCCTTGGAAGCCTGTTCAGTCAGGTCTAGTTTGGTCATTGGTCTAACAAGGTTATTACCAAGAACAATACCATTAGCTGGGTCACCATCATCATCCATTACGAAATAATTGTATAGGATGGTATCAGCATTGAATGGTCTCTCAAGTTTCCAATTATTCAACCTTGCTTTTCGGTTAGCTGCTCTTGGTGTCAGTGGATAAATATGAGCACAACGGAGTAAGCCATCACTAGAGAATTCAGGGAATACCTCCATTGGATTCCAAACCTCAGCTATCAATTTATCTGGAGTGGCTAGGGTAAATACAGAATACCATCCAGTAGCCAGCATAAAGCTCACCATCTCCCTAAGCCAAGATTGTTTACCTAACTTTCTGTGATTCTTCTCCAATCTTATCCAGTGATTGGTCATGTAATGTTCCAATAGGCTGGTATCTATTATCTCAGGACGTTCCAGCATTTCAGTGGGCATTTTATGGGATATAATACTGGATGTTAATAGATGGAGAGCCATTCTAAATCCTGTTCCAGGGTCATTGGAGATAACACTCTCCATATCCTCTTGAGCAAGGTCATTGGTCAATAGCAATATATCATACCAGTCTTTGAACTGTTTGTTCCTTACTGACCAAAAATCCTTCAATTCGGTACATTGGGTAATTACGTCTCTTGCTGTCAACTCAGTCATATTAACCTCCCTACATATATTATTATTCCTATTATTGTAAAAATGGCAGCAGTACCACCAGCAATATAATAGTGGTATTCCTTCTCCAATGGATTCTCATATTCTAATGGCATTGGTAGTTTCCTCCAAAACCAAATGGCTTGGCCAAATCCTATAACAAAAGCGTGCCATTCTTTCCATGTTAGTTTCATGTTACCATTTATAACCTGAGGTGCCAACGAACCCACGACTTGTTGGTCTACTACCTCTGCATACTAGACCAATAGCTACCGCATCATGGATGTCATCGGCACCTACCGACAAAACTTTATCTCCTGCTATGCGTATATTCCTACATTCAGATAGGAAGTCTATGTCATGTACTGTCATGGTATTAAGCATCCTAGCAGTTGTGCTAAACATGAAATCTTTAGTTTTAGGTGTAGTTAGCCATCCTAATTCACTGGATTCTCTGCCACTGACCACATCCCTTCGGAAGTAAATGTTAGGCCAATCCTTAATCCATGGAGCTATTGCTAAACCATGGGAGTTCGCTTCCCATGTAATCATAGCATTATTATAATATCTGGCTAGCTCCAAAGCACGGAAAGATGTAGTTTCTGGTCCCCACAATCCTGCTGCTCTAGCACAATATGTTGGTTTATCATCTTGGAATGTCAATACCACAATAGCTGATTGTGTGATTTTGGCCTGTCCTGGGTCAATGGATACAATGTACCACTTACCTGGCTCTGGAGGATACCACACATTAGCATTATGTTCATGTATTGTAGCTGGGTAACAATCCTTGGCTTTTTGATTAACTAATTCAGTATCATAATACATATCTCCAGCAGCCAACCAGCAGGATACATCATCCTCTGGGTATTCCTGTCGGAATAGTTTAATAAGCTCACCACTCCTCCTCAGACTTTTCTTCTCCTGGATTTTGTATCTCCTCCAGCGGATTTGGTCAAATGTTAAGTTGTGGTTATTAAATAGATTGGCCTCATCTGGGTCAAGGTCTAGCTCGTATGTTTTAAGTTCCTTAGCCCAACCTGGAGCACTATCCCTAGTTAGTAATAGACTATTTATAGTCATAGCATATTCTGGGTGCATGAACCAAGGATAGAAATGATATGCAAATACTGATTTACCCTCCTTAGCCAGCATACACATATCGTGGAAGTCATTATATTGACCATTAGGAGTGGAAAGAATATCTACTGTGCCATCAGGAGGAACCCTGTCAATCGCTGGAGCCAATATCCTCTCAGTTGCACCTAGTTCCCAAAAAGCGTGTTCATCCGCCAGTAGGTGATGTATGGTCTCAGCCCTACCAGCAACATAACTCCTAGCAGAACTAATATACATGGAACTATGAATGTCAGGAAAGGTCTTTTCATATGAGGAACGGTGGTGCATTTGAGGGAATCCTGGTATCCCTAAGGAATTAAGAATATCATAGAAGAATTGTGCTTTGTCCAGTAATCTTTGGGTAATGAATTCCTCATAAGCTATCAGAACAGTGTTGGTACCAGGAGTAGTGATGGTATCTATTAGCCTGGTAGCCAATCTATCAGAGCTAAAGCCAATCTGAGCTGGTTTAACCCACATATCTCTACCAGTCTCAACCCTATGAGCATCACGCTGGATAGGATTAAGGATGAATGGAATACGCTTGGATTGCTTATTCTCAATAAGGAGTAAGGACTCAATGAATTTAACCTTATCGTGGATAAGCTCTTCAAACAATGCGGTCTGAGTTGACATCTATTTCCTTTTTGCCTTTGGCTTAAACCCTTGCATTATAGCAGTTGTGGTCTGTGGAGTATAAAGCCTCCTGAGGGTACTAGGCAACCTATACAGACCAAAAGCTCTGAGTGCTAGACCTGGTTTATGTCTCCTAACAGCTACTTTTAAGACCTTCCATCTCCTTAGTCTAACGGTCTTATACCTTGCCATTTATTTCCTCCTCATGCAAATAATCCACAACATCTAGTCTCTATGGAACCAAATGCTAATAACTCATCTCTCAAGGTTGCATTGGTGGCTTTTATCCACGCTGCACTTCTGGCCACACTGGAAATACGAACTTCACCTATAAGACCATCGAACCAGTGAGCAACTCCATTATATGAACCGATATAAAGATTTCCTACATTGTCTAAGGTTAATGCTGCTCCACTTATATCCACAGGAGTTCCTGCAACTCCATCTGTATAGCCTATACCATTGCCATCCCTATCAAATGTACACGCAATATAGTGGTCAGTACCATCAGATATGCTAGGAGAATAGAATTTTTTTGTAACATTACCAGCATCAGTAATTGTATAATTTAAACCTGTCGAATAAGTATAAATACCATATCCTTGATACCAACCTACCCAAGCCCTCTTGTAAAGCAATCTACGGAAGCTAGTATAAGCTCCCTGTTTAACCAGCATTTCAAGTGTAAAATCACCAACTCCAACATTAGAGTCTACATTCCCACAATTTATGTCATCATTAGTCCCATCAAAGTCCTGAGCCTTCCCCACTAATCCAGCAGCTTCTATTGGTTCATCAGCACCTTCCTTTGTGCCATCATTCCCATTGTCGGTAGAATCTACAATATGGGAAGTATCAGGGTCGTCATTCATGTGGTGAGTGGTTTTGAAGTTAGCAGCCCAAACAGCTTGAGCAGTAGCATCTCCAGTATCACCAATATAGGTATCATTGTCAGCATGGCTAGAATCATGGTAAAAGTACAGGATGGTATCCTCAGATGAGCTTATGCTAGGAACCTTTACATGAATCCATGCTTCCTCACCAACATCATCCCATGTATCAATCTCCACATAGCATTGGGTAACACCATCACTGGTAGTAACAGCAATCTTTTTATCATTAGCAGCAGCTAGGAATGTAGCAAATGCACCAGAAGCCACACTAAGTAATATCATAACAGGGAAGTTTGTTAAATCCTCATCTATGGTATCATGGTCAATGGTTATCTTAGCCCTGTTAGCAAAGTCTAAACCAACCACAGCCTTAGCATCATCTATGGAATCATCCACATAGTTTTTGGTGGCAGCATCTTGGTCTGCGGTAGGGTCAACCACACCAGTAATCTTATGTGTATTCATAGCAAAGTCAGCAGCAGCCTCACCACTCAGAATTGCCATGGTCTCAGCAGGAGTCTTTGGTAAAGGAGTATTATTAGCAAGAGCATATAGGAAACTAGTAGCATCAAAGTCTGATTCCATTACTGCTCCAGCACCATTGACATTAGTGGCATCGGTTACATCAGCTTCAGCTTCAATAAGGTCTAGTTTGGAAAAATCAGTGGCCTCACAAAGTTGGGTATGCTTCTTTTCCACCGCATCCTTAGCATCAGGAGCAGTTACCTCATTAGCTCCACCATCATCCAACTTCTGGTCTGTGCCTTGAGTATGTTTCTTGGTAACAGCATCTTCTATATTTGCACCTGTGCTGGTTATATCCGCATGGGTATTTACATTCCTAGCATCATGCCTAGCATCTGTGTGGTATATGGAATGGTCATCATCAGACAATCCAGCTAATGAGCCATGGTCAGTAGCCATAGATGATGTAAACACAGTTGTCCAAGGGTATGTAATAACCATGTCATTGGAGCCTTTCTGGTTTATAATCTTGGCTATGAGTACACAGTAGCCAGTAACTATGGGTGGTAGAACACTAGGAACCTTAGCTTCCTCAGCTTGATTAGCATTGTAATTACCTTGCCCATAGACTATGTGACAATGGTCACCTTCAAAATCTACATAAACCCAATGAATACCATATTTGCCTGTACCTAGAGCTACTTTACCTGAAGCAATATTATTATAGTATTGTGCAATGGCAGACACACCTGTATCCTCAGCCCATGTAGAACCACTATCAGAGGTGTACCAGTAAGACCATGTACTTCCATCTATGTCTGTTACCACTCTAGTAAGTCCTGCCATGATTATCCCAGTGGTAATGGACAAAGCAAGGCTACCTCCGTCTGTGGTTACTAAGCCATTTTCCCTATGTCCTCCATAATGCTCTACTTGGTGCATAAAGACTCGGTTTATACTTTGTATTCCAAGCAAATCACTTTGGAGTATATGGAGAGCTGTACCCTGACGGAACACAGCACCCATAAGAATATGGTCTTGTTTGAATCCATAAGTAGCATAGCTAGCAGCTACTACTACCTGAGGAGTTCCATCATTATAGTCTAAATAAATAGCATTTACACTGAGATTGGTTAGGGATATATTTGTCTTACCTGCAAAATTAAAGAACCGTCCTATTGCTATGTCAGAATCACTTTCCTTACACCATGCTGTGCAAGCTGCTACGTCAATCTCCCCACTTCCACTATCTGATATAGTCCCTCCTGATAGGAGTGTCCTATTTCCAAAGAAGTTAGCAAAGTCCTGAACATCAGTATAGGTGGCTGGAGCCAACTTCTCAACTGATACATGACCAGCAGCATCTGGAGTTTTAATCATTTGGTATATCTCCCACTGTAACCTATGGGATGAGCCTCACCACCAACATTCTTTACCCTGATTCTGTTAGTGTAGTCAATGTCAAAGCCAAATCTGGAATAGATACCAGTACCAGTAGCAGAATCAAAATCAACCTCATTGGTACCATCATAGAATGATATTTCTACATCGTCCTCAAAATAGATGTTGTTAACCACAGCTTCCTTACCATCAGCTGGTCTAATGTCTAAATAGGCATTGTTTTCCACGGATTGAATATCAGAGAATATATCACCAGTAGCCATTACTTTCTCCTACCAATTGGTCCCTTGCCTTTGCCAACACCTAATCCTCTGCCTTTACCCTTTGACCTAATCTTGCTTCCAGGACATTTAGCCATTATTCTACTCCTTTAGATTTTCTGATTCCTCTCTCTATTGCTAAACCACCAACTATTGGTATAAGAACACCTAATGCCCATTTTGGTGCTGTTCCTACACTACCAGTTTCTACAACTGCCAGGATACAAAGAGTAACCACACAGAACAGGAAGCCTATTGGTCTGGCATTTTCCTTAAACATAGCCTTTTGGTAATCTCCTTTTATATCTCATTCCTCTCGTGCCTATTCTCATTACCTGAGCTTTCATCAGGTTGTGCTTACCTGCTACCTTTTGTCTTAGTGTAGCTCTAATCCTTCTTGCCATGATTATCCTTCATAAAGTCCATGAATGTTGTTAAGGTTCCATCAAGGTTAGACACATGATTGCTGACATCGTTAACCCTGCCATCAATGTCTTTTATGTTGTTGGCTATCTCCCTATAAGTGCCATTGAGGTTCTTAACCCTCTCGGCTAGTTTGCCATAACTATAAATCCATCCGATGACATTCCCAGTAACTACCACCCCAATGATTATTAGACTGGTTATTGTTTCCATCTAACTCTCCTTAATGGTATTATTCATGGGTTATTCTTACCTCCTCACTTTCCCTCCTCACCTCAAAGATAAGTTTGGTGAAATCAAACCCTGGACTAGTAGACTCACCTACCAACTGTTGTATCATGGCAAATTGCTGTGGAGTATAAAAAGCCCTTAGTTTGAGAAGGTATTGATTTTCTTGTACGGTTAGGCTATCTGGTGTCTTAATGCTTTTGGTTAGAACATTCAGGTCTTTTTGCATGACGAGGTGGAAGTTTCTGGTGAACTCAAGATTGAGGTATTTGGCACTTAGCTTTTCCTTTAGCTCATTCAGCCCTGTGGTGTCTAGTCTGGCAAATTCCGCATCTGCTATCCGCCACCTCTTAACACTGGTAAATGAAACATTGGCACGGTCCATTGCCTCCCTCATGTTGAAGCCACAAACCCTGTAAGCTAGATAGGTAGATTTCTTACCATCCTCAGGAAAGTAAGGAACTATGGATTCGGCAATATCCTCAGGTGTTGCCACATTGTTCCCCATAATGCGATTATAGCATAGAGCCAATCTTATGTCAAGTCGTTATGTAAATTTAATATTATGTAAAGCAATTAGGATTATGTCAACTTGACTCACATCTGACTGTGGAGTTATAATATAAACAAGATGGATAGAGACTTTACCACATTCAAAAGACATTTTACAAGATACCAACAAATGTTTGGATTAACTGGATATAGTGTTTACTTCAAATATGAACCATTGGATGGTGCATTTGGTGAGATTAGGTTTGGAGTAAACGGCCAATCGGTAGCTGTTGTACTTAATAGTAACCTACCTGAGAAGGAGAAGCCACACAAGGATATTAGGAGGACAGCTAAACATGAGGCAATACATCTGTTATTGACTAGGTTGGAAAGTAATGCCAGATGGAGGCATACCAGTAAGGAAGAAATTGATGAGTCTGCCGAGGAGCTGGTGATAAAACTTGAAGGATTGATAAAGGATTAAGATGGATGTTTGGATGACCTGGAGTAAAAGGATGGTCAAGTGTAGATATTGTGAGAAGGAAATCACAGTAGCTACTCCTATGGTAATTGGACAAACCAGAAATAACAACAGGACATATAGGATGTATTTCCACCCACAGTGTTGGTTGGACAACGGCATGGCATATCTCAGGAATAATCCTTATACACCAGGTATTCGTGGTAGGAAGAAGTCAAGTCTGACATCAGAGGATGCTAGGAGTAGGTACCTGTTAATCAGAAGGTATAATAGATTCAAAGAGAGGAAGAATAAGCTAAAGAAGTTCCCTGATGATTTATTGGAGTATTTCAGATTGGAAAAGGAAATGGACAAGATAACAGAGGCAATGAAGGATATTGGAGGAGTACCTACAAGATGGATAACAGAAAAGGCAGCTTTGCTACATATATAGAGGATGGTCTGTGGAAGTGTGGTAAATCACCCAACAATGCACATTTCTGGATACAATACTCAACCAAGAATGGTTATGGTAAATTCTACTGCAAATGGTGTGATGAGACTAGATGGTTCCCAATCACACAGGATAGTTGCCTGGTAGCTATTGGAAAAACTGTATATGGGGTTGCACCCACAGAAGGAGAAAATGTTAAAGGATAGTATCCGTATTAAATACAGAGCAAAGCACCCAAACTGGGAATACTTCACCAAGGTTTGTGGGGAATTTATGGAACTGGCTAGTATTGGTAAGGCAAAGAACTCCATAATCATAATTGAGGCTGAATTTGGTGTTGCCGAATGTGAGGTACTTGTCTACCATAAGGAAGGTCAATGGAGGTTTGCTGTTGGCACAAATCAGAATATAAAAGCTGAGGTAAACATTGACCCAGAAAAGAACTATCAGTATCTAGTAAAGATAGTAGGTCAAGGAAGGATTCACTGTAATGCCTTTTGTGAAGGGGTTAGTATCTTAGAATGGGAAGGTGAGCATGGAGGGAGACATGATTACTTTAACAATTTCAATACATCTCTGGAGGTTACCATGGACAATAAATGTTCTAGTCGTCACCGTGCCACCCATAGGATAATAGATGTATGGGACAGCAGAGATGAGATGTGGTTGGATACCACAAAGGCTTATGAGGCATATGATATTCCTTATGGTAAGATAAACACCAAGGTATCACCGCCATTAAAACTAGACATTGCACACTACTATGGTGGCGACGTATGCAAGGCAGCTTATAGAGGAGCACCATTACTGGAAGATAAAGAAGCATGGAATCCTCAGCAATATGATATAAACAACAATGGAGTCATCACCGCAGAGGAAGCCTTGTCGGCTGCCATGGACCACTTCAATGGCCTCATCACCAGGGAACAAGCATTATCCGTCATGCAGTTATACTACCATGAGGCAGATACCACAAATAGTTAATTTGCGACTCCTGTACTAAATCAAACATATACCTCATAATAGTGTCACCCGTACCTTGGCCTGGTGGAGGATTATGTCACCCAGCGTTATGTCAACCTATGTGGGTGTAGGATTATGTCATTCAGCACATATGTTCTAATCAGGAGCATAAAAAGAGAGAGGAGCCAGATAGCTTGACTCCTCCCTTTGTGACTAGCTTCTCGGTTGTATTGTGCCAGCTGCAATGAGTCTCTTTTCTACCTTGGCTCGGTGCTTATACTCAATACCGTCTACACGGGCGGTTGCATCGTTTGACTTCACCGTCGCAACCTCATCGGCTAGAGCTTGCTTCTCTTCGGCTGTGGCATGAGCATCGAACAACTCTTGAATCTTGCCATGTTTGCCGCCATTGCCCGACTTCACTGCCTTTGGCTGTGCTCGTACGATGGAGCACGTTACAAGGCTGTTATTCTTGTAGTCAATAGAATAGCGCACGACAGCATCATCAAGGCCAACGAGCTTGACGACATCGCCTTTAAGCCCACTGACAGCTTGACTTATGGCCTTGTTGACTCTCTCTGTTAGCTCAGTCCTTGCAGCGGATTTTTCCGCCCATTCCGCATCGGCCTTTACTTTCAATGCCTTAGCTTCAACCTTCTCGGCTTCGTCTAATGCCTTTACAACTATGCGGATAGCTTTAATATCCCCAGTTTTGGCAACTGCGGTGAGGTCATTCCTCAATTTTTCTGTGTCACTCATTGTCACTTCCTTTTATTTTATTTACTATCTTGCTATCTTTAGTAGCATAGTAATTGTATCACCTATGCAGGAACTTGTCAATAGAACAAACGTGCTAACTCATAGCTGGAACGAAGAAACTGCGGAGAAAATGTGACAAAATGGGATATTATGTAACCTAGAACATATGTGCGGAACATCTGTGCTGGTAGGCCACCGCCAACATTATGTCAACTAGAACAAATGAGCCGAACATCCGGTCTATTGACAGTGTCAATGCTGTGGAGATATAATAAGATAGTGAAAGATGATTAGGAACGAAGGAGGGCTACAATGGATGTATCTGAACTTAAACAATGGCTTAACAAGGTAGAGGAAGAGGGAGCCAAGGAGCTAAAGGTAGATATGGATTGTGCTTTTGGCTCGGTATGGCTAAATGCTATGTCCAAAGACAAATCACCAACAAGTATTATTGATAGTATAATGCTAACACAGTAAAGGTAATAGAAGATAAGTGACAAAGTCCAAAGAAATCTCAGCTAGAAATGCAAGGAACAAAGGGCTTAAAGGTCAGACAAAAGGAGAGTACCATGGAAGAAATAACTGATAAGGAAAGAAAACTCAGGGCGGAAGTAAGGCATGAGATGGAGTACTGGGAATGGTTACTAGACATAGGTTATGTCAAGGACTGTATTGATACTATAAAGAATCATGCAGTTAAGTGGGAAAACCGCATACAGATAGGAAGTGAGGTGTGATATGCAATCTAGGAAAATATCAACCACAATCAGGGAACTATCCGAGGAGAGGAAACAAAACCTTAGAGAGGAAATCCGTACAAGGACTGCTATCAGCAGGTTACTAGGTAAGAACATCAATAACCAAGCATTGGCCTATACAATGGACTTATTGGATGGCAATACACCGACACCGATGGGACATAGGAACAATGTGCATAGGAATGGAAAAGTTATTATAATCAAGGAAGGAGGGAACTAATGGGAAAGGTTGACCAAGTAACAAAAGATAGGCTGGAGTATAGAGCAAAGGAGCTTATAGACATAGCAAGCAAAGAAGAGGAAACTGAAGTTTCTAGGCTTGCTTGGGTACTTGCCAATACGATTGAAGATGTTTTGGTTGCAATCACCGAGCTTGAGAAATAATGGAAAGGTAGTGACAGTCAATGCAGGAAAAACTAACAGTCAATAGTATAGCATTAGGTATCATAGTCCTAAAGGGTGAGCAAGGCAAGGACTGGGAATATGAATCAGAGTTGACTAACTCAGAGTGGTGGATTGTGGTATCATGGATTAGAAGGAATTAAATAGGAAAGGAGGCAACCATGTATTGTATAGTGAACTTTAAGACCAAGAAATGATTGAGGGAAGTGGTGGAAGCTGGTGGAGAGGTTAGAGTGTACCAGCCAGGTGGTTTGTTCAGTCCACCAGGAGATGACCCACACTATACTGGTACCGCATATGTTGAGGGTCCACACTACCCACAGCCACATACCTGGTATGCTGAGGTTACATTGCAGGATGGCAAGGTAGTGAAGGTAAAGTAAGGAAAGGAGACAAACCAAATGACGTGTCCAAAGTGTGGTAGAGAGATACCAAAAGGCACTACCCATCATTGTGGGGTAGTTCCCAAAGTAATAAGAAAGGATTGATAAAGGAAGGGGGTAATATGAGTCTATATGGGTTTATTATACTTATGACCCTGATGGTTGGTAGCTTCGTGGCACTCATAATGTTTATAAAATCACAGTAACATAAGAATGGAAGGAGGGTAATATGACACCAAAGATAAAGGTTACATTCCCATCACCACAGCATGGATACTGGGATGGTGGTGCAAAGTCTAGTGGTGACTTCACTCCAAAACATTATGGGGAAGATGGTGAACACCCAGGTTCAGGTACTATTATCAGATGGGGTTCATGGGTATTCAACTTCTGGTTCACAGCAGGCTCAGGTAAGAGCTGGAAGGATGCTGCAAGGATAGCTAGGAACTACCTAGTCAGAAAATGCAAGGTTCCTGGTACCACAATAGAAATCTGTTAAGGAGGGTATAATGTGTATAGCAACGAATTACGATGTAAAATTCAGAGGTAGCAAGGGGTGGAAGCTCCTGTCAAAGGATGAAGATGGTACCTATTGGACAGGGATGATTGTAGGTGCACGTAAGATACCAATAACAAAGGACAAGATGGCTGATGCTGGTAGTGGAGAAATACGAGATTCTGTGGGGAACCTTTTCCCAGCAGGATTCCACATCTTTACCAAGAAAAAGGATGCGTTTCGAGTAGGAAGACACTATCCTGACCTATACCTATGTCATGTAGAGTTTGAAGGCCAGCAGGTTTATGGTGAGGTAAATTGGTGGAGATGGGGTTATAAAACCACAACTGTGGTGGCCAAATACTGCAAGCTATTGGAGGTATGTGATGTATGAGGATATAAAAGCAGAATTGCATGGGAGGGAATGCAAGAAGATGGCCAACAATACCTACCTTAAACGTGGTGCCTTTGCTGATTTAGTAGGTATGTCCCTGCATGGTAACAGAATAGCTACATTCACCAAGGACTATATCAAACTGTCCTCTGCTGGATGGCATACCAGAACCACCAAGGACAGGTTAAACCTAGCATTGAGTATGGCTAAGGTCAAAGGTATTGTGTATCAGCATGATTGGGTATGGTACATATGCAACAAGAATCACCTAACCTATTATGATGTGGTATTGTTTGATGGTATTAGGATAAACTATGAAGGAGAAGTAATCCAATGATGGATGAAGTAGGTGGCAAACACTTTGCCGAGAATGAAATCCTATCCTGCCTGGATAATACTGGTGGTGCTAACCCTACCATACTATCAACCATGGTTGGACTATCAGAAGCAATGGTTCTTAAATCATTGCATTACCTAGAGGATAGGGGTTTTGTCAAGGTCTCCATAGGTGGTCGATTGTGGAGGATAAATGAGGAAGCGTTTGTATAAGGAGGTACAATGCAAAGCGTACTAGATAAAGTGAAAGAACTTGGATTTGACCCTGAGGAATTTGTCACTGAATGTGGTAAACTAGACAATATGATGGTGCAAATGCACATGGATAGCTCATATGGAGGTGGATTACAGGACAGGATAAAGACTCTTGAATCCTATGGAATTTATCCACAACTGCGATTAATGAAAGAGAAGTACGGGATAGATATACCAATAAGCCTACTTGGCTATGATGTTATCAAATTGGAAGCCAGGATTGATACTAAACTACAGGAAAGGAGGTACAATACAGATGGAAGATGAAATCAGAGAGGCTCCAGAACTGATTGGTGCCATGCAGTTAGGCTACTACCACCACTGTCCACTATGCAATGCACCACTATTCTACTCATGTGGACACGGTAAGCTGGTATGCACCAAATCAGGATTACTATTTGACCTAGATGATATACTAACAACGGAATTAGAAATAGAGGAGGTACAATGACGCAAACTAGAAAGGAAAGAGCATGGAAAGCCTACGATGAGGCAATAATCCAAGCACAGAAAGTCCTCAGAGAGGCGGTAGACCAAGCACAGAAAGTCTATGATGAGACTATAACCCATGAACAGGAAGCCTTTGATAAGGTAATAGAGTAAGAATAAGGAGGTACAATGAACTTAGTAGAATCCGTACAAAGGAACAAAGATGATAAGGTTAGGTGGTTGAGGGAATCAGAAAAGGCTGTTGAGCTATCAGCATTATTACCAAAAGAAATACAGGAGTTGGAAGGCACAGCAGATTGTGATTCACACATGAATCTGCAAATCCGCCTATTTGGTGGTGATTCAGCCCTAAAGACCTGCCAAGATGTAGGTGCTACATTTGAGGAACCACGCATTAGTGGTTATGGTGGTGAGTTTGTTGCTGATGGAACCATTGGTGATACTCATGTAACCATAAGTGACCTATCAGTACCACAAGAGTGTCATGTGGAGAAGGTACCTTATACCGCTTATAGGTATGAGGCAATCTGTGATAAGGAGAAGGAATGAAGGTAAAGATATTCTTCCATGGGTGTATAAGAGTATTAGAAGAGGAAATCAATGGCTGGTTAAGTAACACTCCACTTATGAAAATCCATCACATTACCCAATCACAGGATGCTGGAACGGAAGGTGAGATAGGTATCATAGCAATCTGTGTCTGGTATGAAGCTGAGTCCAGTGGTTGGTAGGAGGAATAATGGTTAAATACATAATTGTAGGGTTGGCATCAGCAATCGTGGTAGTTTCCTGTTTAATTTACATTTATAGGAGGTAACAATGGAGTTTGAAAACACAGGTGAATTCATAGACAACCTACGCATTAAGACAGCAAAGTTGTTGTCGGAGTCCAAAGAATACATCAAAGCATTTGAGGCACAGGACAAGGAAAAATACGATGAGGTAGATAATGTAATGAAGTCTGCTGGAACAGCTATTATGTCTACCATTTCTACGGATAACCCAATGCTAATGTTGGTGGTTGATGATGTAATAGGAATGGTTAGCGTAATGTTTTGGATGGGTCATTATCTAGGCTCTACACCAAAAACAGAAGTACCTGATGTATTCAAGAAATATATGGAGGAAAAGAATAATGGATAGAGAAATACATTTTGACACTGATGGTATAACGGATGAATGTCCTGAGGAAGGTACTATAAAGGGCTATATGACCTCAGATGGGTGCCTCAGCTGTCAATGGAACAGAGGTCATCACGGCTTCACTACCTTTTGCGGCTATATAAGGGAATCTGTCAACATTACCATATCTACTGGACTAAACCAAAAACTAGCAAAGTGGTTAGGATGGGAGATTCACCAGATATTATATCCAGATGGTTATACAGAATTTGTAAGATGGATGACCCCAGAAGGTAAGGTAGATGGTTCCAGTCCTCCTAACTTTACTGAGTCCCTTGATACTTGCTTTAAGCACCTTGTTCCGAAGCTAAAGTCATATCATATTACCAGTAGACCTCAGGGTTGCCACCTTGCTGTTGTTTGGACTAACGAACCCCAACGTGGTATTGATAAGAACCCTGCCCTAGCTCTTTGTCTAGCCATAGGAAAGCTCATAGATGCTGATATGAAGGAGGAAGCATGAGAGTTAGATGCACCAACTGTCAGAATATAATCACATCCATAACACCCAAAGGCAAACGCTACTATTGCAGACCAAAGGGAATCTGGATACCAGAAAGGAAACTTGCTAGGAACCATAGATGTGGTTACTTCTCATCATTGAAGGATGAAATCCTAGCAATGGCCAACGAACAATGGTTTTTAGGTGAGCCAAACCCACTGAAAACTCCATTGATGAGGGCTTTGGAGCGGGAATATAAGAAATCATTAGAGGAGCTATTGGTTAATGGGAGCTTATCTGTGGTATCCGAGAAGTTAAGAATAGATACCAGTACCGTGTCTAAGTGGAAGAAGAAACTGGGTTTGAATACTAATGGGGAGGTAGAAGATGCCGTTGGATTATGAGGAATATGATACCTTGGATAAAGTAATGTTAAACCTCAGCGAGGCATTGCTTAATCTCAAGGACAATTATCCAAACAGAGACCTAGCTAACCACTCATTTGGAGCATTAGGAAGTTACCTCCCAAACCACTATACTATTCCCAAAGCAATCATGGTTTTTGATGAGGAAACAGGAATATGTAGGTTAAGGTTAATGTAGTGAAAGCTCAAAATTTGAAGGAGTTATTAGCTTGGCAACCACCACACCAGTCCTATATCATTGACCAAGGTATCCTACTGCCACAAACCAAACTAATACTATTTGGTAGATGGCAAACATGGAAGTCAATGCTGATAACCCATACAGCATTTGCCATAGCAACTGGTCAACCTTGGTTTGGCTACAAGACCACACAATCCTCCATCTATATACTCCAAACAGAGATTCCAAAAGCTCTGTACCAGCGGAGGACAAGGAAATATATTGAAGGTAATAAACAATACCCTGATAATATATATTTCCGTACCGAGCATTACATCAAACTAGACAAGGCTTATGGTGGAGCAGACATTGAAAAGGAATTGCAAGAAACACACCCACAGGTCCTCATTATAGACCCTCTGTATTCCGTCATGTCTGGTAAGATAGTGGATGAATATGATATTAGGAAGCTACTTGATTGGGCTAACCAAATAATAGATAAATATAAGGTAGCTATCGTAATAGTCCACCATGACCGTAAGCCAATGGTTGTTGGAGGTGCAATATACTCCAGTGCTGATGATATGTTTGGGTCCAGCATCCTACAAGATTGGTGTGATACCAGCATTAGAACCACCAGTACGAACAAAGATGGTGAGGTCATTCTATCCTTCGAGAAGGTTCGCCATGCCGAGGAGGAGATAAAGTCAATGAAGATACAGGTTGTTAGGTCTAACCTAACATTTAGAGTAGTACCATAAAGGAGGTAAAACATGGAGGATGATGCAGTATTGGATGAGCATTGTGGAGAGGAGTGCAAAGAGAGGCTTCTATACTGGAAGCTCAGGGATGATGCCCAAAAGGACAAAGAGGATGCTAATCAGGAGGAACATGGTAATGAACAAGAAATGGAAGAATCATCACAGGGAATTGTTGAGTATGATATGAGAGAATGACCGTATACTATATTATAACCAATAGAATAGTAGTAATTTAGATATACCTAGGTATACTTATGTATACTTAATTATAGTACTATTATAATGTTAGTGTGTAATACAGTATACACAGATGCTTTGAAGTATTATGTCAAGGGATATTATGTAAAGCATATTATGTCTGCTTGACAAGCTCTGAGCTAAGGAGCTATAATGAGTATAACATCACTAATGGGGGTAGTGAATTATGTGGCATATCATAGTTGATATAACACCAAAACAGAGGACGGACATAAAACATATAGCACTACAGGAAGGTATACCTGTTAAGGAACTCATTACAAATATCATCCTTGGTGCTATGTATCCAAGTCCAACAAAAGTATTACCGAAGGAGGTAGAGTATGGGACCATGACAGAGGACACTTTTAGTCCTGGTTTTGTGAGTATATAGAAGGAGGTGCCATGATAGGACCAAAGGAGTTTAACCACTTCATAATCTTAACTGACCGTGTAAAGGATTTGCTTAGTCTCCCTCCCCAAACTATTGGTGACTACAAGATGAAGGTTGAGATAAAGAAGGAGGGCATGGTTATAGCAACAGGTGAACGCAGCGGAAACATGGTAGAAATAAACATAGATAAGGAGGTATAAATGTCAGAGGAATTAGTCAGTATCAGAGGTCTAATAGAGGGGTTTCAAAGGTCGCCATTAAGAGAGTTCAAAGGTAAGCTGGAGAGCTTTCCAACAGAGTTGGTGGATAAATTCCTACCAGCAAAAACCTATGTCAATCTCAATTTCTCCGAGGTAGAGGTCCTTGAGACCACAGGAGAGCCATACCCATTCCCAATAGCCCAAATAACCATGCCACTCAATAAAAGGAGAACCTGTAACTGGACTGTTGTTGCTGATTCCATAGCAAAGTTCGTTCTAGAGAACCAAGATATTACCAATACCATCGGAATGATGTACCACATGAAGATGACTCCTGGTCATCTGATGTGGAATAAGGATGAAGGGAAGGCTACTCCAAGAGAAGCATGGGAGGTGATTGGAATAGCAGGTCAAGGCGTAGATGTAGGTGTTCCAATAGATGCTACTGCCAGAGCCTTGGAACTACTTGATGGTAAGGTTGAGGAGGAATGGAACCAGTTAGTATTCCAAGACCCAGTAGTCAAAGCTGACGGAAAGTTAATTGATAGGATTCTCCACAGGCAATTTCTGCCTGAGATGGAAGCTGCTGGGAAGGCAACCAAGGACAGTAATGGTGTGTGGCATACCATCAGTGAAGGTGAGGCTGGGGATAAAATCAAATGACTACACCACAACCAGATAAAGGAAGACCTAAGGAAGTAACAATAGTATCTTTGAGTGAGGATATACATTGCAGACTAGAGGACATAAGGGCATTATTAGATGCCAAGTTTGGTACTACCAAACAAGAAATAAAGCCTGAACCACCAGCAAGGGAGAATGTGTTAGATATAATTATTGACACACTTACTGATAGCATAGATGGTGTTGAAAATATAACTGCCATTCTCACAGGGGTAGTCTTACCAAAGATAAGCTGAACCTTAAGAATTAAATAGAGTTTGCTGGTGTCCCTGCGGCTATGCAAAATATATGGTTAGGAAGCGAGAGACAGGTGAAAAGAAACCGAGCCAGCAAGAGCTTGCCTAGCTACCCGAAAGCAGGGGAAGTCCTAGACCGTGCCAGACACGACTAGACGGAACGATAAGGCTGAAATGCCTTACGCTGGTTAAGGACTGTGGCACTAGTCACCCACCAAGGCAAGCAGCCTGGGCTGGGAATGGAAATAAAATGTGTTACAAAACCAATCCCAGCTCAGGCTAGACAATAAGGAGGTAGAATGAAACCAGAACCATATGACCAGATAATGGATGACCGTGCGGAGGAAGAAGCAAGACTAGCTGCTAAGGATGCTGGAGCCATAGCAGAAGCACAAGCACAAGAGGATATGAGAAAAGGAGATGATGATGCCACCAAAATGGATAGTATGTCCCAAATCAACAAACCCAATCCCAATAGATGATTGTATAAACCATTGTACTGATAGGTGTCTGACCCTACCAACAATAAAGGCCATGACATCTGAT